ATGGAGTGATCAAAAAACATCCACAAAAGATCAAAAAATTAAAAATGAACTACTCAGAAGTGAGAATTATGGTTTGTGTGGTTCCGCAATTTGAAAAAAGTTTTGTTTAGAAATAAAAAAGCATTACATTTGTATATACATTTAATCTAATAATTATGCCAAAAGGAAAACCAAATATCTCTTTAAGAATTGATGAAGATTTAAAAAAAGAATTTGTTACTGAAACGTATTACAACGACACAAATATGACGGAAGTTATAGAGGGCTTTGTAAAAGTATATGTTCAAGCAAGTAAAAATGCAAAAGGTGAGTAAAAGCAAAGACATATTTGAACAAGCGGCGAGTATTGTTTTGAAAAAAGAAATACAAACTATTGAATTAAAACCAGAAACGGAAAAAAACGAAATAGTTGTACCAAAAAAAGAAACTGATGTAAAAACTTGGTCGCAATTAACAAAGGCAATAAACACAAATCATGCTCAAAGGTTTAACCAAATCTTAGAAAAATTACCTGATAGAGAATTTGTTCGCGTATATTTAAAGGGATTAGAATTTTTTAAACCAAAAATTATAAGACAAACTGGTCAAAAACCAAATACCGGTGATAACACAATAAATATACAAATCAATTATGGCAAAGAAGAGAATACTATCGATGATACTAAAAAAAGCTGATAGAACAACAACAATGTTTCAGCTTATGATTGTTCAAAGTGAATTAGACCATTATTTCGATTCTTTAACTATTGCGGAAAAAGAATTTGCATTAGAACACATGGATATAATTGCAAAAGGAATAGTAGCAGAGGACAAATTAAAAAAAATGTTACAAGAATGATAAAATTTTATTATTGCCCAATAAGAGGTTTATTATTCTACGAAATTAAAAAAGCAAAACCATACAATGACAGAAGTAAAAAAAGAAAAAGAATATAGATTTTTTTTTCATTATTACAAAAGGTACAAATGTTTAAGCATACATTTTAAAAGTAAATGTTACAGAGCAAATGATGTTATTTGTAAAGTTCCAATTAATACAAAGTGGAATAAAACACAACCTAATTTAGTAATGCAAGGCTTTGCAAAACAAATAATAATTGATAAAGATATTTGCACTATAACATGAAAAATATAGAAAAAGATGTTTTAGGTCAGTCTGAAAACGCACTACAACAAAAGTGTTATTTTTGGTTTCATAACACATATCCAGAATATAGAGGTTTACTTTTTGCTGTTCCTAATGGCGGAAAAAGAACTAAACGCGAAGCAAAAACATTAAAACTTACTGGTGTAGTTAGCGGTGTATCTGATATGATATTTTTATTTAATTCTAATTGCTATTTACTTGAATTAAAAAGAGATTTAAGTTACGCAAATCTTTCTGAAAAACAAAAAAAATGGAAAAAATTAGTTGAAGAAAACGGTTTTGATTATTTAGTAATTAGAAGTTTAGAGTCTTTTAGGTTTGAAATAAATTCAATTATAAACAGAAAGTAAAAAATGAATATAGACGTAACAAAAACATTTGCAGAAACACATAAAAAGTATCACGAAAAAATAAACCAGGAAATAATTGATAAAAATAAAACAGAAATAATTGAGCCCTTATATAGATACCGTCAAATAGTTTCCATGGGCGGTTCACGATCAAGTAAAAGTTATTCGATTCTTCAACTTCTACTTTTAGAGATGGTAAGTAGAAAAGGAATTAAAATTACTGTTTGGAGAAATTTAAAAAACGTATGTAGGCAAACTGTATTAGAAGATTTCCAAAAAATAATAATGTTTGATTACAGAGTTTACAAAGAAATTAAAGAAAACAAACAAACTGGAACCTTCACTTATGTACCAACTAAAAGTAAAATAGTTTTTGAAGGCGCGGATAACATTGGTAAAGTTTTAGGTTCAACACAAGATATTTCTTTTTTTAATGAAATAACAGAATTTAACGAAGAAGTTTATTTACAAATAGCACAAAGGACAAGTGATAGAATAATTTCAGATTATAATCCAAGCAAAAATTTCTTTATGGAAGGTTACAGAAACGACCCCGAAACTTGTTTTATACATTCTACATTTAAAGATAACGCATATTGTCCGCCAAATATTGTAAAGCATTTATTAGGATACGAACCGTGGGAGTCTGGAACATACGAGCTTAAAGGAAGTGAATTGTTTTACAAAGATGAACCTATTTCGATACATAATCAACCTCCGCCAAACGAACAAAATATAAAAAAAGGAACAGCGCATAAATACAACTGGCTTGTTTACGGACTTGGAATTGGTGCCGAGAAACCAAATAAAATTTATCAAGGTTGGCGCGAAATAAGTTATGAGTTTTTTGATAATTTAGAATACCCAAGTTATTTTGGTTTAGATTTTGGTGCGTCAAATCCGACTGCTTGTGTTGAAGTAAAATATAATGGCGATGGAGCTTTTTACATTAGGGAAATACTTTACCAACCGTTGCAAGATATTTCTGATTCTTTGCCTACTGTAATAAAATTAAGATGCCCAGAAATAAAAAAAGGAAAAGATATTATTGTTTGCGATAGTGCAAAACAAAACTACATTGACTTATTGTTAAATGAAAACTATATTGCTATGGGAGCAATAAAAGGAGGCGGAAGTGTAGAAGTTGGAATATCTCTTGTTCAAGGTTTTACTATTTATTATGTAAGAAGTGAAAATTTAGGATTTGAATATGATAACTATTCTTGGCAAATAGATAAGAACGGAAAAAGTGTAGATGTTCCAATAAAAAAAGACGATCATTTGCTTGATGCTATGAGATATATAATTTCTTATTTAGTTCCCTATTTAAATATAAAATTGTAAATTTGAATAAATACATTCTGTTTTGTTTAAGTCCTTTTTTCAAGTTCGTGAGACTTCTTGATTAAGGGACTTTTTTTTTCAATTTAATTTTTTTGTTGTAAGTTCGTAAAAATTATATATACGGATGCAATTTAAACTTCCAAGAATTAATATACCTTTTTTTACCAGGTACATTAATGGAGATACATTTTATAATATTAAAGAGCATGGGAATTGGAATAGCTACTATGGTACTAATTTAGAAATAGCTCAAAAACACCCTATCTTAACACCCGCAATTTTATTTGTAGCAAAATTATTTTCCCAAGCTGATATTTGTATTAGAGACAAAGAAACTGGGGAAAAAATATATAATCATTGGATTTTAGATTTATTAAAAAAACCAAACTATTATCAAACACAAAATGATTTTCTTGAAGCACATAATTTTACGCAAATAGCAGAAGGCAAAGCTGTTGTCTGGTTGAGAAGAACAACTGGAATGGCTACTCCTACATCTATGTATTTGTTAGACCCTAATCTTATAGAGTACCCTGAAGAATTTAGAACTTCTCTTGCAAAAAGCAGTAAAAATAATAATATAAAAAACGCAAGAATAATTTACGATAGAGACGGAGAAAACGAAAGTATTCCTTTTAGGGATTTACTTTTTTTCTATGATTTGCCAAATGGTTTGAATACAGAAAATATGTTTGAAACACATAGTCGTCTTGATGGTTTAAGGCAAACTCTTGTAAACACTTTAGATAGTTTAGAAGCTAAAAATGTAATTTTAAAAACTAATGGTAAAGAATTAATTACTGCTGATGCAAAAGCGGGTAGTTTTCCATTAACAGATGCTGAAAAGCAAGATGTTGAAGATACGTTACAAAATAATTACGGTTCTGGAAAAAACAGAAAACGCGGAATAGTAACAAAATCAAATCTAAAGTGGCAAAGTTTACATATTGCGTTAAGAGACTTAGGTTTAGATGAAAGTATAAAAGTAGATGGCAATTTAATTTATACAGCTTTGCACATACCAAAAGATATTATTTCTTTAGAAGCTAAAAAAACTACTTATAACAATTTTAAAGAATCGATGGTTTCTTACATTCAAAATGAAATGCAACCAACATTAGATTCTTTTTTGGCAACAATGAATATTTTGTTAGATGATAATAGATATGAATTATACGGTACTTATGAAAAAATGCCAATTATGCAATTCATACTTATTGAACGCTATGATGGAATACAGAAAAAAGCAACTGCTTTAAGTATGTTGAGAAATGCGGGAATTCCAGATGATCTTGCTCTTGAAATGGCGGGGTTTGATAAAAATATACAATTAGAAGATTTACAACAACAACAACAACAACAACAAGGAGAAGAAGATGAATAATCATTACACAAAAGAAAAAATTTCAAAACTTAAAGAAGCTCAAAAAGGATTTAATAAAAAATTAGAGCTTACTAAAGAAAAGCAAATAGTTAAAAAAGATTAATTATGGAAACACCAACTTTTAAAACTCGTGAGGAATTATATACTTGGTTAAAAGAAAACAAGGAAGATATAATTTATAGCAAAAAATCTCAATTTAAAAAAGCTGATGGTTTTGGTGCGCCTTGTACCTCTATGCAACAAATACATAAAATTTCAACAAAAGATTTGACTGCAAGTGAACCTAATTCTATAAAAGTTCGTGCAATAATTAACACAACTATGATTATGGACTCGCACAAAGATGTTCATATTAACGGAATTTGGAATAAAACCGTAAAAGAAAATAAACGCATTAAGCACATTCAAGAACATGAAATGAAATTTGATAAAATAATTTCAGACAAAGAAGATTTGGATGTTTATGTTAAACAATATAACTGGAAAGATTTAGGTTATGATGTTGAAGGAAAAACAGAAGCATTAGTTTTTGATAGTGTTATTAAAAGACAAAGAAATGCATATATGTACGAACAATATAAAGATGGAAATGTAGATAATCATTCTGTTGGTATGTATTATGTAAATATAAAAATGGCTTTTAATAGTTCACTTGATGAAGATGCAGAATACAAAGAAATATGGGATGAGCATATTGATGATATAGCTAACAAAGAGGAAGTTGAAAAAAATGGTTACTTTTACGCTGTTTACGAAGCAAAAGCTATTGAGGGAAGTGCTGTGGCGATAGGTAGCAATCCAATAACACCTACTGAAACAATATCAAAAACTAAAACACAACAAGAATTAAAAAATTTAGAAATAAAAAAATGGTTAGGTGTAGCCGAGTAATCACTGCAAATAATCGAACTAAAGCCGACAAATGTCACTTTTTTTAGAACTGAATATTAACAAATAATAATTAAAATCATGGATGATAACATTCAAAAAGCATTAGACACAAGGTTCAAAACCCTTGAAGATTCTTTTGTAAAAGCTCAAAATGATTTGGTAGAAGCTCAAAAAAATAACGCTTCTAAAGATGAAATTTTGAAATTAACAAAATCTATTCAAACGCAAGGAGAGGCATTTGATAATTTTGCTTCTACTCTTAAAGAAAAACAAGTTGATAGCGTTGCAAAACAATTCAACAATTTCTTAAAAGAAAATAAAGCTCAATTAGAGCAGATTGTTGCAAACAAAACTGGTGAGGTTAGATTCACACCAAAAGCTGTTGCAGATATTTCAACTGGTAGTGGTACTACTGTTGATACACCGCCACTTGATGTTAGTACAAATTTAGGTACTTTCAATATGCGTAATGATGCTTCTTTATTAGCACTTGCGAGTATTAGTAATACTTCAAGCCCAAGTTTACCTTATACGGAGCTTACTCCAAAAGAAGGTGGATATGAGTTTGTTGCAGAAGGTGGAACAAAACCACAAATAGACTTTAAGTGGGAGAACCGTTGGGAGACTCCAGTTAAAGCGGCGGCGAATGAAATTTTAACTGAAGAAGCAGTTACTGATTTCCCAAGATTAGAAAGTATTGCAAGAACTTATTTATCTGTACAGCACGATTTGTTCAAAGTAAACGGAATTTATTTTGGAGATGGTACTGGAAATAACCCAACTGGAGCTACTGTTGTTGCTCGAACTTTTAACGCAGCAAACTTAACAGATGTTTTTCCAGCAGGTACATCAAATTTCATGGATGTTGTAAATGCAATTATTACAGACATTTACACAACACAAGCTTATGCTGATGAAGGACATTATATGCCAAACATCGTTTTAATTAACCCAGTTGACTTTTTTGTACAGTTAGTTGGTGCCAAAGACGCTGATGGTTTGCCTTTATACCCACAAGCGGGATTATTTAACGAAGTTCGTATTGGCGGAATCGTTATTAAGCCTTGGATTAAAATTCCAGTAGGTAAAATTTTCGTAGCAGATATGACTAAATATAACGTTGTAAATTACGTTCCTTTTTCTGTTAGAATAGGTTGGATAAATGACCAGTTCATTACTAACAAATTCACAATGGTAGGAGAATCACGTTACTTCCAGTACGTTAAAAACTTAGATCAAGCGGCGTTTGTTTATGATGATATTGCAACTGTAAAGGCGGCGATTACGGCGGCGTAATTTTAAATTTTAACCTTTAAACAATTATATAAGATGAGTGAAACAAAAAAAAGTAGTAAAAAAGAATTAGAGAAAGGATGGTATAACTGTACAGTTATTGCAACTGGAGAGAAAAAAGCATACTATTCTTCAACTATTAATGCTTTAACCGGAAAAGGAATTTTAGAAGTAGGTAACTACATCAAGGATTATTTTTCTCCTACTATGAAGAGATAAGAATTAAGCTAAACACATAATTTAATGATAACAAATAATACATATTACAAAAACGAGCTTTATATTCCACACGCTAAGCCAAGCATCACTTCTGATGTTACGCAAGTAGCGTCTGAGTTGAGTTCTTTTATTGCTAAGTATGAACGTCAATGTTTGATTATGTGTTTAGGTCTTCAACTTTCACTCGAATTTATAAGTAAGTTAGATTCAAAAAGGTCTAACGGTTTAATTGTAGGTGTTGACCAAAAATGGGATGATTTACTTAATGGCAAAACATACAACAATCCAAATGGAGATTTTGTTGAATGGAGAGGCATTAGGTTTAAAAGCCCTGGTTGTTCAACATACGATAGTAGTTTTTTAGCAAATTATGTTTATTCTAAATTTGAGCAAAATTATGACCTTACACGAACTGGAATAGGTGACGGAAAAATTCAAGGTAAAAACATTGAAGAAAGAAGTTCAGCTCCTAAAGTTATGAGAGCTATTCGCGAAATGACGAATATGATTCAAGGTAAGGAATATGATTCTAAAGTGCTTGAAAGAAGAGTAGGTTTTGGAATTGATTATTATGAGGAAAATATGGAAACAAGTTTATATACTTTTATAAGGGATATGAATCATCTTGTTGCCGATACTTATGATAATTTTAAACCTACTTATTGGAATAGACAACAAAACCAATTTGGTATATAATGGGCATAAAAAAAACTATAATAGCAGAGGATGTTTTAGAAAAAGTATTAGATTATTTACCTCTTATGGATAAAAATGGTATTTCATATAAACCATTATTTAAAATAGGAGACCATAAAGAACTACTTGCTTTTTTCAAACAAACTCAAGGTAATTCAAATTACCCGCTAATATGGTTGGAGATGCCTTTTGCAGAAAATCACATTAATAGAAAAAGAGTAAAGCTTAATAACTTAAACTTTATTTTAGCAGTTGAGACTAATACTCAAATGCTATATAATGAAAGGCTTAAAAGCACATTTCTTATTCTAAATGATTTATTAGATAATGTTTTGCATTGTTTTACACAAGCAAATACTATATCTTACGATCTAAATTTTGATATTGTAAAATATGGAAATTATAGTGATGTGGAGACTGCGGGATTAGAAACTAAATTTTCAGATATTTGGGATGCTGTAAAATTAACTATAAATTTAGAGTTAAATAATAATTGTTTAAGGGAAATAAAATTTTAAATTATGGCTAAAAAAATAAAAAAAGCAACAAAAAAAGTTGCAAGTAAGAAATCTTACAAAGGGATTGTGATACAAGGATTTTCTGTTGGTTACAAAAGTGGAACTGTAAAATATAAAATAGGGGACACATTTGAAACAGAAAACATTAATTCACTTAATCATTTAATTAATATTCAAAAACTTAAAAAATGAGTTTAGAAACGATTGCAAGTAAAAAAGCTTCATGTGGCGGTACTAATGCCGATACTGGAAAGCTTGGATGCCAAATAGAATGGGGGACACCTCTTCACGTAATTGGTATTCAAAAAGGTTTTGTAATTCCAAAAGCGACTGTTTGGAACAAAGCTTATATTGACCAACAAGTTCAATTAGGGAAATTTATTCCTTTAATTGGAGCTGAATCTTTTGACAACGAAAGTTCAGAAGATGCAGTAACTACTAATAGTAGAGGCGTAGATAGATTAAATACTTTAGGGTTACCAAAGTACAAATTTACCTATGAAGAAGGACACGAGTTCTATAAAGAAATGGCAAAATTAACTTCTTTTAAAGCATTAGACTTTGTCTTTGCAGATGAAGAAGGAAATTGGAGATTAGCTACAACAAGCGATGGAAATTTTAAAGGATTTACAGCGGGGCAAGCGATTGCAATGCTAACAAACACAAAGACTCTTGGTGGAGACCCTGAGTCTAAATCTTTTTCTATTCAGTTGCTTGATAGAATTCAATGGGATCAAAATTACGAATTCGCATTAAGAGATAGTTTAGATTTTTCGCCAGAAGAAATTGATGGTGTAAATGGAGTAAGCATTTCTTTTGATTCAATTCCAAGCGCGGGTGCAACAAGTGTTGATTTTACAGCAGTATTAACTTCTGATGGTTTAACACCAGTTGAAGGATTATTACAAGCTGATTTATCTTATTCAGTTGATGGCGTTGTTGGTTCAATGACAGTAGTAGAAAATTCTCCAGGAAAATATACTGGAACTGTTTCTTCTATTGTAGCGGCGGAAGTTTTAGGAATTAAAACATACAACATCCCAACACTTACGAGTGTGGTACTTAACAACGGGGTTCTTTACAGAGGAGACTTAGTAACAGTAACTGCGGTTTAAAATTTTTGTTTTAGATTATTTAATGGTTGTTAGAGAAATGGTGTTGGATTAAGTTTCAACACCATTTTTTATTAAAAAATAAATTTATGGCTCAAGCGGGAGATATTTTAGCGAATTATATTTATGAATTGCAAAGACAAGAGCGTTCAATAGGTACAGATTTTGTTAAACTTATAAATAGTAGGGGTGGTTTTATTGTTCTTGCTCCAATAAAAAGACGTTTGTTTAATAATGGAACAGATGGCGATGGAAATTTAATAGGTGATGGATCATATGCAAGTAGCACATTAAGACAAAAAAAGAAACTTAGTTTAAGAACTTCGCATATTACATTAAGATGGAGTGGCGGTTGGTATCAAAGCATGAAAGCTATACCAAATAGATTTGGTGAGATAGAAGTAACTGCAACAAAACAAGTAAAAGGTGGTGATTTAACTAATATTTTAGAATCCAAATACGGAGATAGTATTTTAAAATTAAACCCAAGTGAACAAGAAAATATTGCAAAAATTGTAGAGAACGAAATTTTAACTAAATTTGAAAACATAAAAATTCCGCAAATTGCATTTATATGAAATTATTTAAAAGTTGTAGCACTATTCCAGTTAAGAACTTTTTTCAAGTAATTGAGACAGAAGATTTACGATACTTAATAAAAAAATTTGATATTGAAAATTCTAAATTAGAATTATCAAATGATGATATTGTAAATTTAAGTTTAATATGGGAAGAGATTTATTTTGAATATTGTGAAATAACATCAAATCATAAATTAAAAAGCATATTAAAAAAACAATGTTTAATTCAAGAGTGGGAAACAATTTATTATATTGTTTCTAAATGCATTGATATTTTTGATACTTACGGAAAAGAAGAAGCACTTTATTTAATTAATAATTTAAATGATAAAAAATACACAATAGATTTTAATAAGCCTTTAGGTCTTCAGTTAAATAAACTTGATAACAAAATGAAAGGCTTAAAAAACAAAATAAAAATATTTAAAATAAAATTAGTTAATTCTGTAAAAGAAGATAAAGAAGAAGTTAAAAGCAATTTAGAAAGAGATGCTTTGTATCTTGAAAGAAATTTAGATTTAAAAAGAGCTATTAATGTTTCAAAAACACCAATTAAAGTTTGGGTTGAAATGATTGATTTAAGTAAACAAAAAGCAAAAGAATATGGCAAAGATAGACATAAGTAACAAAGATGCAATTAAGAATATTAATGAAATTATTGATAGTTTCAATAAAATGCGTACTGCATTAACTGGAGTTGGTGATGGAAGTAAAGCAAGTTTCCGTAAAATGTCTACTGGATTAAGCAACCTAAAACAGCTTAATCAACAAGTGATAAGTCAACTTGGTGTTTTATCAAACGCATATAAAAATGTTTCAAAGTCACAAAAAAGTTTTGTTACGCAGACAAGAAATTTAAAACAAGAATTAGCTAAAACAAATATTGCATTATCTAACGCAAAAGCAAAATTATTAGCTTTACAAAATACAACTAAAAAAACCAAAAGTGCTTTTAGTGGATTAATTGGTAGTGCTAAACAATTATTCTTAGCTCTTGGAGCCTTTACTGGAATACAATTATTTGCAAGAGCAATAACAAGTGCTTTTAAATTTACAAAAACATTAGATTCTTTAGCCTTCTCAATGAAAGCGGTTATAACCGATTCAGAAGAACTCGCAAAAACAACAGATTTTTTAAAACAAATTACAGAAGATTACGGTGCTGAAATAGTTACCACTACAAATAGGTATATAAAATTTCGCGCCGCGACAAAAAATGCTGGTCTTACCGCAAAAGAAACGCAAAAAATATTCGGCACAATGACAAAAGCTTCGGGTGTTTTAGGTTTAAAAACAGATGAGCTTCAAGGTATATTTCTTGCATTAGAGCAAATGGTTTCTAAGGGTAAAGTGACAACGGAAGAACTTCGTAGACAATTAGGGGAAAGATTACCTGGTGCCATGGATATTATGGCAAACGCATTAGAAGTTACTACCGCTGAATTAGATGAAATGCTTAAAAAAGGCGAAGTAATAACCGCAGAAGTATTACCCGCATTTGCAGAGCAAGTTGAAATAGCATTTGGATTACAAAGCATTGACAAGGTAACAACTTTACAAGCGGCGACTTCAAGATTATCTAACGCTTGGGTAAATTTAGTTGAAGAATTTAATGAAGGTAATTCTGTTTCAAACTCACTTATGAAGGTGTTTGATTTTTTAGCTAATAATTTAAGCAGTATTGTTAAAACGCTTGGAACTTTAATTGGAGGATTTCTTACATATAAAACAGTAATTTTAGTTGCTACCGCAACAACAAATGCTTACACAAAAGCAATAGCTTTTTTAAACGTAGCGAATTTAAAAGGAATAGTATATGCTCAAAGGAGAACTTTAGCTACACTTAGAAATTCCGCGGCTAATGTAACTGCAACCGCAACGACATTTTCTCTTTCTACTGCAACACAAGTTCTTACTGGATATATGCGTATTCTTTGGGCAACAATGGTTGCAAATCCGATAGGAGCAGTAATTGCCCTTATTGGTGGTTTGGTTGTCGCGTATAACGCTTTAAGCAAAAGTCACGACGAGAGAATAAAGCAAATGCAAGAAGAAAACAAAACGCTTCAAGAAACAGCAGACAAGACAAAAGAAACTATTAATACAATAGGTAGTTTAAGAAGGACTTATGATTCTTTAAAAAACGAACAAGGATTAGCAAAAGATGAACAAAAACTTTTAAATAGTGCCATTGCGGGGTTAGGTAAATTAATGCCTGATGCTATTGCTGATACTGATAGATACGGAAATGCTATTAAGCTTAATGAAGGAAGAATAAGAGAATACGTTAAAGTTCTAAAAGAAAAAAATGCGGAGGAAGCAAAAACAGCAAATAAATCTTTAGCAGAAACCCAACAATTTTTACAAAAAGATGCAGATAAAATAACAAAAGCAGAAACATCTGAAGGAGCAAGAATAGAAGGAATAGGCAAAGTTGCAACACGAAAAATTGAAGGCGAACTAAAATTAGTAAGGGTTTTTAAATATTCAGTACAAGAATTAGATAGTGAACAAAAAACCGCTTTTATTAATTTTAAAACAACAACTAAAAATAGACTTGCTATAAACAAACTTCTAATAAAATCAAACAAAGAATTAATTAAAGCGCGAGAAGAAGACCCGAATGGTGCAATAGCAGAACAAAGAGCAAAAGAAGAAGCACAAAGATTAGCAGAAGAAAAAGACACAAAGAAAAGGTTAAACGAGCAAACTGTTGAATGGATTGAAGAGCAAATTGCTATAAAGAAAAAAGAAGCAAAAGCATTTTCAACAGAAGAAACCGTAATAAATGGCGTTGTTCAAAAAGGTCAAAACAAAGATTTAGAGAATAGGGAAAAAATAAAAAAGAAACAAGATGAAATTTTAGTTCTTGAAAAAAGAAGAGATTTCTTGTTGGGTGTTCAAAACAACAAAAGCGGAAAAACTTTAAAACAATTAAGGGCAATAAGAGACCTTACTTTTGAAATTTTAAATCTTGAATCAAAATTAAAACAGCTACAAGATGAATCAATTTTTAGCGATAAAACAAATGATATAGCGGTAAGAGAAAAAGCATTAGATCGTCTTAACACACAATTAGAACAACAAGCTAAAAATGAACAAAATATTTCTGATGCAAAAGCTAAAATTAAATTTGATAAAGAAACTGGAACTGTTCAAACAGAGCTATCTAAAACAACTGATGTTGGAAGAAGAGAAGTTTTAGAACAACAAATTGCAGATTTACAAGATGAATATAAGCAAAGAAAATTAATTAATGAAGCTGATTATAATGTAAAAATGTTTCAGTTAGCACAATCACTTAAGAATAAAAAAGAGCAACTTTTAAAAGATGAAGAAGCATTTAAACTTTCGCAAGTAGGTCGTGATTTAATTGTTGAAACAGATTTAGCTCAACAAAATTTTAACGAAGAAATAAAAAGAATTAACGCCTCTAAACAAGCTACAAAAGAAAAGTATGCTGATAGAAAACTTTCGCTAAAAGAGTCTATGCAATTTGATAAAGAAGTTTTAGAGCAAGAAACTGCAACAACAGAAGCTGAAAAAAAATTAGCAATAGAACTTGGGGATATAAAATTAAAATATGAAAACGCATTAATTGATGCTAAAATTAAATTACTTGAAGTAAGGCAAAAAGAATTTGATTCCCAAAGTGAAGAGTTTCAAAGAATACAAGCTCAAATTGAACAACTTGAAGCTTCAAGACCTACACTTACACCTGGTGATGATGCGGGTACTGGTGATGCAACAGCAGAATGGCAAGAACAATTTGAAAGCATTATGGGATTGGCTTCTGAGTTTGCTGATGCTATTGGAGGTATATTTAATGGTATATTTGAAAGCAGAATTGAAAACATAAATGCTGAAATAGAAAAAACAAAAGAGCTTTATGATACTCAAATAGAACTTGCGCAAGGCGAAGAATTGCAACAAAGAATTCTTAGAAGAAATAAAGAAGCCGATATAAAAAAGCTTGAAAAGAAAAGATTAAAAGAACAACAAAAACAAGCTAGATTTAATAAGGCACAAGCATTAGTTGATATTGCAATTAATACTGCGGTTGGAGTTTCTGCAGTAACTAAAGATGGTGTGCTTGGATTATCTTTAATTCCAATTATTATTGCTTTAGGAGCTGTTCAAGCCGCGGCGGTTTTGGCTCAACCGATACCAAAATATAAAGACGGTTTAGATAGAGCAGATAAAAATCACGTTGCAATTATAAATGATGGTGGTCAACAAGAGTACATTGAAAGGGGAGGTAGTATATTAACTACTCAAAAAGAAAATGCATTAGTACCAATTAAAACTGGTGATACAGTTTACAAAAGTTATGAAGATTTACAAAGAAAGTCAATTTTAATGTCTGGATTAAATAATGGAATTCAAATAGAACAACAAAATTTTGATAAAATGTTTGATGGTATAGAAAGTTCTATTGATAAAGGATTTAAAAAAGCTAAAATAAATAATAACATTAACTTTGTTGGTTTCGATGCAGAACAAAATGCTTATAGAGATTCAATGACAAATTGGTAATAAATGAGTGACATTATTAGTGGTTATAGTGATTACGTTAGATTTATTCTAAAATCAAATAACGCTTCTTCTTTTATTTTAACATCTGAGCCTGGTGGATGGCGCGATGATGAATTAGAGCTTGAACGCAATAAAAAGTACCATGGTATTTTTACTAAGTTTTCAAACAAGCTTGAGTTTTACGATGAAGCAAAAGATTACATTATTAAAGCTTACACTTTAGGCGGAATAAACACAAAACTTACTTTAACAAAAGAAGTAACAAAAGATGTTTTACAAGATGATGGAACGTATGAAGTTAAATGGGTAGAAAGGTATAATGCACTTGCAGATTTTAATACGATGGTTTACACCGCTACCACTTTAGAAATTAAATTTAACGATAATGATTTAGCTGAACTAATTAAAACCCACGAAAGTGATGAATTTGAATTAGAAAGGGAAACTTCTATTGACGATCTTGTTTTAGAAGATATGTATTTAGGTGGTATAAAAATTAACGGAAGGGATATTGTTACTTCGGGGGAACAAGTTCTTAATTTAGATTCGCCAACAATAGATTCAAATGGCGTTGAAACACAATCAAGAAAAATACCTGATACTGGATATATTTCTGCAAATACTAATGTTGTAGCGCAAGGAAATGAAAGAAATAGTCCTTGTAATTTATTCGGAGATTTTCCAGAAAGTAATCCTACTGGTGGTGAGGCAACAGACGCTATGTGGTATATTGATAGCGATGTTGATTTAGGGCAAACAAATATTACATTTGATTACGATATAGAATTTGTCTTAAAAGAAGGAAACGGTTTTACTACTTTAGCAAGATTAGATTTAGTTAAATATAAATGGAACGGTAGCGGTTATGATGAGGTTACGGTTGATACTTTATACAATACAACAAGTGGTATTCCTCCTTTTTGGGTTACTTCAACTGTAAGACTTCAAGGTCAAGTAACAATTCCAACATTAGAATTTGATGAAGGTTTAGTTTTTAGATGGAAAAGAAGCGGTACCGGTAATTATACAAGAGTAAGATTTTATAGGCATAACATTAAATTTGGTGCAACAGAAACTTATTTAGAAACTTCTAACCATACTTTCACTTTTGTTCACGATGCATTTGAAAGATTAATGTATATCATAAGTGGTAGAAAGAACTCATTTTATTCTAAATATTTTGGAAGAACAGAACTTGGTTACGCACAAGATGGTTTAGATTCTAACGGTAAACTTGGCGGAGGTTTGATTGGTTTAATGCATGGTTTTTGGATTCGCAAATTTGATTCTAAAAGTTCTACTTATAAATCTTTAACTTTATCATTTAAAAAACTATTAGAGTCTACTGTAAATGTTTTTAATGTTGGAATGGGAATTGAAACTGTAAACTTTGACCAAAGAGTAAGAGTTGAGGAACTTAAATATTTTTACAGAAATAGCGTTGCAATAAGATTACCTTTTCAAATTAGCAAAGAAAAAAGAAAAGTTGATACTAAATTATTTTTTAGCGGAATAAATCTTGGTTACGATAAAGGAGGCGATTACGAAAACGAAATAGGTTTAGATGAACCTAACACAAAAACAGACTGGATTACACCAGTAAGAAAAAGTAAAAATAAATACAATAAAATTTCTAAACTTCGTTCAGATGAATACGGTTTAGAACTCGCAAGAAGATTACCGCAAGAATTGTTTCCAGAAGAAGATTCAGAATACGATGATCAAGTTTGGCTTTTAGACCTTGCAAGAGATGAAACGGGCGTGTTTGACAGCTCTTTTAGGCAAGTTGAATGGCAAGATAGACTTGATGCAGAACCAAGCGGGATATTAGCCCCAAATACTTTTCGCAGTATGATTTTTACTCCGTTAAGAATTTTATTTAGACACGGTTGGGTTGTTAGAGCTGGACTTGAAGTTTATTTGGATAAAACAATAAAATACATTAACTCAGTAGCGAACACAACTTTGAGTATGCAATTTATTGGAGAAGATGAATTTCAAGAAAATACAGATATATTTGTTAATCAATTAGAACGTTCAAGATTTTTACCAGAAATTATTGAATTTGAGCATCCAGTAGATGAAGATTTAATTGATAAAGTTTTTGGTAAAACAAGAATATTTGAAAATGGTTCTTGGGAAGATGTTCCAAATTATTATTTTAAAGTAGAATGGATAAACGAAAACGGTAATATTGAAACTGGTTATTTATTAAGTTTAAAGCCTAAAGGAGTAGGCAAGTGGAGAGTTCAAAAAGCAAATGAAAATATAATATAATGGGAAGTCAAATACAAATTACATTTAGTTTAGATAATGCAAGTGCATTAAATTTTGTAGAATTTGAATTATACAGTTTTGGAGCTACTCCAACTTTTCAATTATACAGAGAAGAATTTGAAAATACATTTTTTAGAAGTGGTGCGGGAAAAATACCAACACAACAAATTACACCAACATCTAATCCTGGAGAAGCAACCGCACAAACTTTTGCGAGTTATTGGAATTTAGATTATAACGCAACTAATAATTTTTTAGTTTCAACTTCTTTAAACGTTGTAACGATAGAAAAAATTGTTCCCGATGGTTTTATTTGCAAAAGAGGTTGGAGAAATTATAATACTAATATGATTTCAGTCACTTCAGCAATTACAAATTGTACTGAAAATCAACAAGGGATTGTAAATGTTATTCTTAGTTCTAAACCATTAATACCATGCGAAAGTATAAGAATAAGTATTGAAACAGATGAACTTGCAGAAACAATAAAATTAAATGGAGTTGAGATAGTAACTGGAAATACTTCTAATCCTTATGTAACTTCAGTAGTAAGAACTGTTTCTTCAAGATTTGAGCTTATTGGTGCAACTGGTAGTGTTTTTTATCCCGAACAAACTTTACCGAGTTTATATATTAGAAGTTTAAATGAAACAGATATTGAAGTTAGTGTGATTCCTTCTGTTGCGGGAGCTACTGTTAGTTTTTTAATTGAACCATTAGGTTTAGAAAATCCAATATTAACTTATGAGTATTCTTTAGATGGAACAAATTATCAAACAAGTAATATTTTTACTGGTCAAGCAAATGGTTCTTATACTATTTATGTAAAAGATAATTTTAATTGCGTAACAACAAAAAATTACGAAGTTACAGATAGCGGAACAAGAGACCCTTACTTATTTATTTCACAAGCAAATTCTTTAATATTTGCAGAAAATGAAAGTGTAGATGATTGTAATATTTTTAGAAACGATAATAATAGTTTAGCAAATCAAAGTTTATCTGATGTTGTTTATTGTGCTGAAAATGTTTACAAACCTTGCGATACTATTACTTTACAATTTAAAAGTAATTACGACGATCCAAAAGTTTATATAAGATTTGAAGATGGAAGCGCAGACCAACTACTAACACTTACGAAACAAACTTTAAACTTAAATAAATTTCAATATTTAGACACATGGTATTATGAATATGCTCCAGGAAAATTAGGTTTATATTTCTTAAGTGGTGATACCTATGATGAAACTGGATTGCCAAACGGAACATTTAACTTAAATGGTAATTTACCAGACTTTGCTATAATTGGTCAAATAATAACAATAGATGTTTTAGGAACATTTATAATACAAGACGTTGCTTTTGATTCAACAATACAAAGAAAAGTTATTGTAATTGATTATACTTATGTTGGATTGCCAACACAAACAAGAGTAAAATCTATTTATGATATTTTACCCTATGAAATTTATGAATTTACTATTGATTGGTCTGTTTATGGTATTGGATTATATGATATTTTAATTAGTAACGAAGATTCAATAAACGGAACAGTTCAACATTTGAGTGAAAATATAGCAATTCAAGATGTTATTGAAAAACATTTATCTATAAGGTACTACAACAAAAACAATAGAGATATTTTTTATAAATTTGGAATAGAAAATTTTGTTAGAATACCTTTTTTAAGAATAGAAGGAATTACTGTTCAAGATGAAAAAATAAATATTACAGACTTAAGGTCTAATTTAGTTGATTCAAGTGTAACTAATGGTAATGCTTTTTATTTTGATGCAGTTAGTAAAAAAGTAATGAGGCAATTAGTAATTGCTTTGAGTTGTGAAAACGTATTTATTAATGGTGTTGGATATATTAAAAATGCCGAGATTAATGCAACAAATATTCCAGGAACTAACTTGTATGAAATTACAGCAGAAATGATAAACACTAATATTAATTATACAAATAATAGACAAGGTCAAACTGGATACAGTTCTGATTATATTGATTTCAATATACCAGGATTTATTGATTTAGATGGTACTGGACTTTTAAAAACTTAAAAATAATATGGGAGCATACGAAGATCAAATTATAGCAAATGCAAACGCTATACAACAAATAATAAACCAAGCAAAATTAATTCCTCAACTTCCAGATTTAGATGAAACTTTGGGTGTTAATTCAGAAATTCCAATTTACAATACAAATGGAGTTGTAACTGGAAAAATAAACCTAACAGAGTTAGCGGATATTATTGGAAGCATTATAGGTGTTACCCTTGGTTGGCGTTGGATAGAGGGTTCTAATGTAGAAAAAGACGGTGGAAATAGTAATAATTCTGTTTTAGAAGTAAATGATGAAGTTTACTTTAAAAAAATAACTAATGCGGGTGACCCAGTAACTTTAGTTGGTTGGACATATAATGGTGGTGACAAACAATTAATTTCAAGTTATTCTCAAAACCAAGCAATCGTAACATAATGAAAGAATACGCACAAAAGATATTTTTAAAATTAGCAGAAATACCTAAAGATAAATTGCTACATTATTTTTATGGTAGCTTAATAGCCTTTTTCGTTTACGCTTTAAATATTGGATTAATTCCACAACTAATTGTAGTTGGTATGTTTGCAGTAGGAAAAGAATTTTTTGACAAATACGCAGATGCGTGGGATGTTTTTTGGACAGTCCTACCAATAATAATTTTAACCTTAATAAATTTAATATGAAAAAAATAATTTTTTTGTTGGCATTTTTGTTTGCTACAATCACTTATGCTCAAACACCCGCAAGACATTACGGTGGTGTAATTTTAGGTTCTTTTGCAAGTGACCCAACTGGAGTAATGGAAGGGCAAATATATTGGAATACGACAAATAATAACTTTAGAGCATACGATGGTACAACGTGGTCTGATTTCGTAAGTGGTTCTAATGTTGATTTACAAGATGTTACAGATGTTGGTAATACTATTACTAATAATATAGAAATAGAATCTTCAATAGGAATTGGTAAAACTTTTAAAGTTTATAGAGATACAAATACAAACGAATTTGCTAAAATGGATTACGATGAATTAGAAATTAATTCTTCTCCTAATAATAATAAAATTACGGCAGATAAAATGAATTTGACTGCTACTGGTTTTTATACAAATTATGAGTTAGACGGAATTAGTGCAAAGGCTTTTGGTTCTAATTATGGTTTAGCTTTAGATTTTAATAATAACACAGCAACATCTTCTTATACTCAAACTTTTCAACAAGCAACTGGAACTTTAGCTTTAACAGATGTAGATAATCAATTTAGTGTATCACAACAATTTGATGATAATATAGTTGTACGTGATTATTCAACTTTTACTCCAGAAATATCTTTTGTAACTCCAATGAATATTGG